TGGAATGTCATCGTTGTCCCGTTACAACTGTTGCCGTTAACAAAATATTGTCGGCTAGGTGCTCCATTGTTTTGGAACTGCACCGCCTGATTAGTCACATTGCCCGTTGCGGCAGCGACCGGCGATGACGTATTAGATACCTTTGGGTCTTCAGCGTAAGCAGGGCTTACTGAGAGAAGACCGATAAGGAGGTAGTAGTAGAGGTTTGTTCGATTGTTTCGGTGATGTCGATTGTCTCTACTACGCCAGCTGCCCGTGTCACTATTTCTAGTTGAAACGGATCTCCTGCCGTCGTTAGTGAAAACGTTGTTGAACTGTTTTCGATTGAACCACTGGGTGTAATGTTGGTTCCAGACCATGAATTATATGCTCCACCGAACACTTCAGTTTCAATAGTTCGGTCAATATCAATAGTTGTAGTAGTAGTAGATTGCATACTACCTTGAGTAAAGTTAGGTGTAACGGATTGCGCTGAAACTGGGCAAGCAATCAGTAACAAGACAAGTAGTCTTTTCATTTGTTCTTTTCTCTAGTAATTGAAAAGGTTGCTAATGTGCCACTAAGAATCGAGGCGACATAGGTAGGGTCCATCTTTTCCATCCAACCTGCATAGCTAGCTGTCAAAAGCCCAGCAGACCATACAAGTACTACGAATTTTATGAACTCACCTTTTTTGTTGTTATCTTGCTCCATGCTTGTTTAAATACAGGCTTCAATAAGGTGACTAGGTATTTAAAAAGAGCTGTAGCGGATAAGGTCGCAGCTACTGATACGAATGCTGTTGTAGCAGCAGTGACAAGAATTTCACCGCTTGGTACTGGCACCTCAATATCAGTTCCCGGAACTTGAACTGTGGGAAATGCTGGTGGTGGTACTACAGGTACTTTTGATTTAGGTGGCTCATCCTTTGCATCAGGCTTAATTCCCGGAGGAGGTCTGAGGTCACTAGGAGGCACCACCAAGGGCCTATAAGACGGTAAGTCTGCCCTTGGAATGTCAAGTATTGGTTTAGGTAAATTGGGTGGTTCAGGGAGGACTACAGAGGGTAGTACCGGTGGTTCTCCCCAATCCATTACTTAGCCGGGAACAACCCGTTGCGAATAAACTCCACAGCTTTGTCGTCGATGTCGTTATCGGTTGACTCGACAAGCTTTTCAAGCATTTCTACAATCAAGCTTTTAACTTTGTCAGACTTGAGAAATGAAAAAAGAATTGGGCGAATAAGTGTAATCATTGTTTTAGGTAGATAAAATTTTACTCAGCAGGTTCAGGCTCGTTGCCTTCAGCGACCCACGCAACAATGGCGTCATAGTGCCTGTTGCCTGCTGCTATAGGAACGTGCATAGTCTTGCCATCAATAGTGGCTTCGACAACGCAATCATCTCCCAGTTGATTTGCAATGTACTTGGCGTTTGTAATTTTCATAATCAAAGCTCCGCGTCCGCATCATAATGTGCAAAAAGCGTATCAGTAGTGCCTGAGATGCCAGCAGTTAAAACAAATCCATAACCACTAATGCCAATAGCTAGAACCGGAGTGGCAGCAGTAATATCTGCGCTGTCGGAGTGGTTTCTCCACTTAGCCGATGTTCCGGTTGATCCTGAATACCAAGTGACTGTTGGCGCTGCTCGCATTGTGTTTGCCCAAAAAACATTACCAAAAGCCCTGTTTACATTGCCAACACAGGATGCAGTAATCGCTCCATCATTTGATCCAGTGGCACTAGCGCCCGCGTATGACTGTTGATAATACCGCTGACACTTAGCAAGCTCATCGCCGTAGCTTCTGTGCTCAAACGGTGTTGCCTTGTCGCCAACTTCTAGCTGAACGCCAGTAATGTAAAAGTCATCGCTAGTTGACGTTCCGATGTCAACATTTAGTGCGGCTGCTCTGTCTGTATTTGCGAGAGCTTCCCAAGCGGTAGGCATAGTGCCGCCAGAATAGCCAGACCCAGCAGCAAGCCACCATTCGATACGCAAAGAGCCTCCATTGTCGTTACCGAGTTGACCAGTCGTGTCAGCGGCAAAAGTAACCGTTTTGTATTCCCAGGTGTTTGCAGAGCTAATGCTATAGCTAGCACCAACCAGCCTGGTGTTGTCTAAATCGCGCAGATTGACTTGATAAGTGCCAGTCTTGCTAGACCGAACATAGAAAGACGCTGTTAATTTTTGTGCGGTTGACTTTCCTTTTTGGATGTGCTGTAAATCTTGCCCTTCTAAGTCCTGGAAAACTACTAAATAATTAGGAGAAGCATCTGCAGTTGTGCAGTCAAACTTTAAGCTATTAGCAAAACCGTCAGGCGCTTCGGTTGATTGCGAAATCGTAAACGTTCCAGAACTATTTAATTGGATTCTGAATCTATCAACAGTGACGTAGGCATCAAGACTTGTTTGACCCGTTTCACTTGTAGATCTTTGCGAGACTGTCATAGCCCCGTTAGTCACTATGTTGCGGTTGCTTAGCTGACCAGTAGTCGGCAACTGAACGCCATCGACCTGAACATGCCCCGTTGAATCGATAGCGATGCCGCCATCAGACGTAGCGGTGTTCTCAATTTTGTTAACTTTAATTGTACTCATAATTATGCCCCCGGTTTAGTAGGCCAAACAGGGTTGGCTGGATCAGTTGTGTTGGTAGGTAGATCCCGCAATGTTTGCCGATATGTTTTCATGTCATCAGTAAGGGTGGCGTCGGACAACGCAAAATAGTCGGTGTCAGACAGCAGTTGAGTGCGCTTAGTGCGTAGGACGCTCCAGGCTTGAGCTGTTACTGCTGCGTCATAGGCAGTTTGCAGCTCAGTCTCAGTCGGTTGAGAGTCAGGACCGCTCCACTCAACGATGGTATGTGGGGGCACGGATTTAGTGAGCTTGTAGCTGTTGGCGTTTAAGCCAAGTTGATTAATAGCAATATTGATGTCCATAATTATGCCTCCTTGTAGATTTCAACAATTGTGTAAATTGAATTAAAACCACTTGCGTTTGTTTTTGATCCAAATCCGATGCTCGATTTTGTGCTCCCGCCTTGATGCTGCACCTCAAACGCTTTGCTTCCCGTAATAGAAACTCGCGCCCAACCATTAGATTTGATGGTCACTCCTGACTCATTGTGAGCGTACTCAACGCTGCCGAAGCCTGCTGTTGTACTGTCAGTGATATTACGCAACTGAGTAAAATGCGTGTCAACCTCATAAGCAGGACATCGCCATGAGATTAAATAATCGCCTGCCGCTAAAGTAAACTGATTAGAGCTGATTGAAACTATACCATCTGTGTCAGAAATTTCAGTGTTTAAGTCTCGCGTTCGCATTGCACCAGATGTAAAAGTTCCACCGTCAGTATCTTTATCCTTTTGATCGCAAATAATTGCGTAACTAACAAAACCTCTATGAGTTACAAACTCCAACGTCCCAGCAGTGCCGCTGTTTTTGAGAAACTGGTTCGCACTGCCAACACCATTTGGTAGCGTTAATGAAATATCACCACCACTTACGGCGGCTGGAACGTCTACCTGAACTGAACCAGACGTTGAACCATTTAATTGTATTGGCATTATTAACCTCCGTTTAGGGCCGCCTTAATTTCTGAGGTTGAGTTGGCAGCCTCAATACCTGTTTGCATTGTGGCGTACTTTGTTCTAATAGCTGCCCTTGACGCTTCTGCTGCTTCAGCATCCGCGCCAGGGATCTGCTTAGAGATCACATCATCGTGAGGTGCAAACTCTTCAGCACGCTTGGCACGGCGCAGGTCATGTCCGACAGCCTTTGACTTGGTGAGATCCTCTGCAATTGTCTTGCCAGACTTGACCCAAGCTTTGCGGAATGTGCGATCAGTAGGCACCGCATCATTAGCAACGATTTCGTAATCAGTAAGGCCAAGTTTTGCAGGAAGCTCTTCAACAGGAACTTCGCCTGATGGGATGACGACAGAAACGCCGCCTTCTGAATTTTGATAAATAATTTTACTCATTAGTTAGTTTCCATGAACAACAACTGACATGATATTGGGATCTTGTTGCGCTCCTCCTGCAGTGCAACATACAACTCTTACAAAAGTTGTAGCTCTTAAAGTGGCGTAAGCAGTTTGCCTGCCGCCAGCCAGGAAGAAGTCAGCATTACCAGTGCTGCCCGTTTCAGCGCAGGAGCCACCGACTGCAAAATTTGCGTCAGCTAATGCAGTTGTGAAGTTGACACTGTAATCACCTGTCGTGTTGTCTGTAATTGAACTGACGTTAAAACTACTTCTAATTGAATTGTCAGTGCCGTCAAGATTTATCCATGCTTGAGCAAGTCCTTTTTTCTGATCGCTGGCTAACTTTGCTTCAGTGATCTGACTGTCAGAAATTTTTGCTGTGGTAACAGCATTTGCCGCCAGCGTGTCGGCATCAACAACTCCATCAGGCAGTCCACCAACTGAGACGCCTCCAATAGTGCCGTCTCCATTAATAGTAATACTCATAATTAAACAATAACCCAGTTAGATCCAGAAGGTACAGTCACAGTTGCACCGCTATTAATAGTCAATGGTCCAGCACTAATGACGTTTTTGTTAGTACCAATGGTGTATGACGTAGTAATTGTATTGTCGTGTTCAATAGCCCACGTATCAGTGCCACCACCTGTTGCACCTGATGCTTGATCAGACCAAGAAAGAACTCCAGAACCATCAGTCTGTAGTACTTGATCTGCGTTGCCGTCATTGACAGGCAAAGTCAAGGTATAAGTAGCAGCTGCGCTGTGAGCTGGTCCTTTGATAGTTACACCGTGGTCATTGCTCTCACAATTAAAAATTAGAGAACCTGCATTGGTGTTTCCTCGAATTTCAACAACACCAGTACCGTTAGCAGCAAGTTTGATATTGCCGTTTGTAGTACTTGTATTAATGGTACGAGCTTGAACGTCTAGATCACCACCAAGTTGAGGTGAAGTGTCATCAACAAGATCAGTAGAAATGCTGTTACCAGAGGCTGCAGTAACACGTCCCTGAGCATCAATAGTGATGGATGGAATACTAGTGCTAGAGCCATAGCTACCAGCGGTAACAGTTGTGTCAGCAAGTTTTGCTGCAGTGACTGCATCATCTGCAATGATATCGGTAGTAACTGCACCGTTTGAAAGTCCACCGCCGCTAGCTGCAGCAGTTACTCGACCCTGTGCATCAACTGTGATGTCAGCGGCTGTATAGCTTCCAGCGGTAACAGCTGTATTAGCCAGCTTTGCTGCAGTTACAGCGTCGTCTGCAAGTTGAGTGGTATCGACGCCACCATCAGCAATAGAAATAGTACCGCTTGATGTGATAGCGCCACCAGTAAGTCCAGTACCTGTAGCTACATTAGTAACAGTACCTGCACCAGAAACTGAGCCAGGAACCCATGCAGATCCATTCCATTTCAGAAGTTCATCTGTATTTGGACTAGCGACAGAAACATTAGACAAGTCGTTTAGTTCAACATCCAGCTTGCTTCCATCAATGGCAGCTGAATTACTAATATCAGCATTGACAATCGTACCTGCTGCAATCTTGGCAGAAGTTACTGAGCTGTCTGCAAGCTTTGCAGTAGTTACATTCGCGTCAGTAATCTGTGAAGTTGTAATAGCATTATCAGCGATGTCAGCAGATGTAATTGACCCATTGGAAGCAGCAGTAATTCTGCCTTGTGCATCGACAGTGATATCAGCAATTGAATAATCACCAGCAGTAACAGAGGTATTAGCTAACTTCTCCGCAGTGACAGCATCGTTAGCAATCTTGGCTGTAGTTACAGCAGTGTCACCAACCTTAGCTGTTGTCACCGCAGCGTCGTTAATCTTAGCTGTGGTTACCGCTGCATTATTTACCTTGGCGGTAGTGACTGCACTGTCTGCAATCTTGACTGTAGAGATAGCAGCATCAGCAAGCTTTGTACCTGCAATAGCAGCTGCACTGTTGATGTCAACATTTTGAATAGTGTCGTTTGTAATCTTTGCAGTTGTAATGCTTCCATCAGTGACCGCTACAGTTACCTGATCACCAGAGTTAGAACCCCCAGCTGCATCAGTCAAGGTAATGCAGTCACCTGCTACAAGATCATCAGTAATAACCTTCGAGAGCTGTCCACGGTTAACTGCATCAGTGTCTGCAGTTGCATCAGCAAGCTCGCTAATGCGTTGACTGTTCATATCGAGGTCAGCCCGTACCTCAGGGAAGAACTTGTCTACTTTGAGATCACGGAATTCCTGATTGACTCGAAGAAGTTGAGTAAAGTTGCTATCCAGGTCTTGACCACGGATAGAGCTACCAGGCGTAAAATTAGGAATCTTCAGGGCATTGAAATCAGTGCGCCGGAGAATTAGTACCTGAGTAGTGGGTGCACTGGTAAACGTGATCGTATTACCAGAGATTGCATAGTCATCTGTAACGGTCTGAACATCGTAATCACCCGTTGTAGTGTTATAAAGATAGACAAATACATCGTCATCTTCAAACTTGCTATTGTTAAACGGATAAGTATATGTAACCGTTGAATTAATACTCGGCGTTATAAAAGCTGCCGACGGGGTTTCAATTGCCATAGTTAACGGTTTCTATATGTTGAATGTTGTTGTAGTGCCTCTATGTCTCCAAGTCTTGAAGCTCTGCGTGATTCATTTTGACGCCATTCTGCCTCTCTAATCTGCTGCTTCATGTCAGGTTCTAGATCATCAATGGCTGCACTGACAGCTTTGCTTAAAGCCATTTTGAGTTCAATATGCACATTCTGCCATTCGCTTACATCGACATCATTTTGTGCACTACGTGCTTTCTTGAATGCTTCTCTAAATGCTTTTCCATCACCGCTACGCATGACTTCACGAATGGCATCACGGAAGTATTTCTGTTCTCCCATTTTTTGAGATACGGCAGATTGCTCTTCTGGTGTCAGCTTTACACCTTTGCCATTAGTTGCCAATTGTGCCTTACCATCAAATTCAATATCAATCAAGAATTGCTTTTCATCACTAATCTTGTCGCTTACCTTGAAAGGAGTAAGTGCATTCCACATGCGTGTAATTGGGTCGGATGGTACTCCAATTAGTCCACCATCAATATAATCAAACTGATCTGGCAGTTCACCCTTAGCCAATGGGTTTCTGTTCATAATAAGTGACAACAACTCTTGATCAAATATCTTCAATTGAGGTGTCATTACTCTAGAAAGATCATTTCTCAAACCGCTTAGAGGTGCCATACCACTGCCAAATGATGCAGCCCATCGGTTTAATGCTGAAGGATTGCCAGCAAAGATATCGTTCATTGGCTCTAGTCCAGCCATCACTGACTTAGAAGTGACACTAGAAGACAAAATAAACATCAGTTTATTAAACATGTCAGTACCAGTTCTTGGCGTTAATGTTCCATCAACAATATTGTCTGACACTGTTGCCGCAGCAGCAATCCAATCACTCATTGGACCTAAGTTGTCATAGCTGTACCAGCGACCATCTACACCTTTAAATGTCCGTGGTTTCCAGTCTGCCTCTCGTCTAGTACGTTGAGTTTCTTTGTCGAAATGTCCGTCACCTCTGAGATTACCGGCAAGGAACATACCACTACCAGCAAGCACAGCAACTGCACCAAGAGCTTTTCTGCCCTTCATTTCAGCGCGTATATTGTTGTACACCAGTTCCATGGTTTCGTCGGTAAACTCCAAGCCCCTTGATGTAAGTAAATCTGCAACTTCTTCGCGGGCCATTTCCTCAATAGGACGACTGAATTTATGTACAGTGTCTTGGAACTGTTTTGCTGGACCATAGCGTGGCATAAGTCCAAGTGGACTATGAGAAGCTGCAAATAGAGCCATATTCATAGACGTTCTAGGGAACATAATGAATGGCTTGAACATAGGAGCATCAGCTAACAGTTCACCAAGTGAAGATGAAAAGTCAGTGTCCAAGTTCATTGCAATCTCTCTACTTGCATATTCAACAGCTTGGTCAGTAATGATATCGTTCTTGTCAAACATCTGGTTGTATTGCTGTTTAGCAATATCATCCATCATGTCTTGAGACAAGCGTCCACCAGAAGTATTGATTGCATCAAATGCTCTTCCTCTAGCTTCAATATTTGCAACTACTGCTCTTGTAAATCCGTCAAGTCCTGACATTGCATTTGGTCCGTAGCGTAACCACGGATGTTCTGACAGGGCATTTAACTCCTCAACTTGTGCCAGCATTGCTGCAGGTCCATCGTTACCCAGTTCAGTCTGTGCATCAGCATATGCACGAAGGATATCCATTTGCTGTTCGTTCTTTCTTGCGATGTCATCACGCATGATGTAACCGACTGAAGAAGGATCTTTAGCAGCTCTTTTATATACTTCGTTCATGTGCCCCCACCCTTTAGTAAAGGTGTCAACAATCGCTCTGTATTGATAGATACCCCTCCTTATCGTTTTCGTATCTTGATGAATGGCTGCACCAATAAACGTAGATATGGGTCGTTCGATGAGAATTGCAGAGTTACTTGCAAGAGCCTTCATCGGTGTAACTACTGATGAAAGTACAGAGTTATAGATGTTTGCCCATACTCCTTGTACCCACGTACTAGGTATGTCTGATTGGGTATCAATCAACAACTTACTGAACATGCCAGTACTATTATTGATGTAGTTATTCAGCTTATGCATACTATGGACTTTTCCGTCTGTAAGCTCATAAGCCAGCATTAGCGGTCCAAGCATCTCAGGACGTTCTTTGTTAACGGCCCTCAGTGTTTCAACAGTTTGTTTTGCCTGTTCTGCTTTTTCACGTAATTTTCTAGGAATTTCATCTGCGTCAGCTTCAGCCATGCCACGCAATTGATTGAGCTTATCTCCAGTAAAACTCTTAGTCTTTCTCCAAAGGTTCTTCCTATTCAAAGCAAGGCCATCGATATATGACCTTTGCCCCTTAGCTGCCATAAGGAATTGAAGACGATCAAGGATTTCAGCTTGTGCATGTTCTACAGCTGCTGTACCGTCCATCAGACGAAGACCCTCAGCCATATCAGACACCTGACCAGATACTGAAGTACTTAGATATGAATAGGCTTTTGTATGATCAAGAGTTGCATATTCCTTGAGGTACTTGTTGATAGCTTTAAATACCCCGTTATACGCTTCCTCTTTCAGCACATCGACATTATGATCTCCATGTCTGAATGTGAGATCTGCAAATGCAGCCTTCATGGATTTGACATCCATATTCATAAGGTCTGCAGCTAGTCGATCTCCTGCTCCGTTGATCTCTTCCCAGGACAGGTACCTACCGTTGCTGGTGTTATAACCATACTTACCACCGTCTCTTAACTGAGCGGTCATTCCTTGGACTAGAACTTCTGCGCCTTCATCTGCATCAGTCGCAAACTTCAGTGCACTTGGAGTAAAACCACTACCAATACGTCCGTAGACTGTATCGATATTCTTTTCAATCCTCAGTGTATCAACTGCCATTGAATAGACACCACCTGGATCGGCAGTTCTAAAAGCATAATCAAGGTCATCGTAGACATCAGTCACACCGAAGATAGGTTGGTCAAGATCTACAGACTTACCAAGGTTATATTCACCTATTTCGTCAATAGCTTCATTTTGCTTTTTAGCTGTTTCCTCAACCACCTCTTCTGGTGTTGTCGCTTTCTTTGCGTCGTTTAACTTTTTGACAGTTTGAATCGCCTTTTCATTTTCAGGAACCCACGTCAACAGGTTTCTGATTTGATTACGTCCTGCTAAAAGATTACCACCTTTCTGCAACAACTTTGCTGCACCAACAATTAAATCAGCACCAACAGAAAGAAGTACTCCCTCTTTCATGTTCTTCTGGCGTTTAATATCCGGTGTATCTTCATCGTTTGTTGCCCAGTCAGGATTAATCCAACCCCAAGTTTGAGGCCACGTATCCCTTAACGTTGCAGCAATGTTGTCATCTTCACTGCTAATAGGCGCAGCGTAATCAACAATGGCACCTGAACCTGCAGCTACACCATATTTGGCAAACCTGGCAAATGCAGCGTTATTACCTAATTGTCCAAGCTTACCAAGTTTAGATCCATACTGAGCTTGAATTGCTGTACCTCGATTTATTCCAGCACGACCCAATAGAATTGCAGGCAACACTACAGAAGAGATATCTCTAGTTACTTGTGCTTCTTGAGTTTCATACTTAGAGAACTTAGGAATCTCAGGAATCTTTAGTGTTCTTAGAACTGTATTGACAGCACCTAGACCAGTATCTAGTAGACCCTGACCAGGAGCTGACATACGTTCCCTTACCCTAGTGTCGGCACCTGCGATGTTTTCCCGTAGTGCTTGCCGTGACGCTTCCTTTGTATAGAAGGGTTTGCCGTCAATGTATTCAACGTTTGGATCTGAACTGTAGTCAGGCTCCTCAGGTTTCTTTTGTTCTGGTGGTTGTTCTGTTTGTGTTTCTGATGAACTAGAGCTTGTAGTTTCTGTTGGTTCTTCTTCAAGAGCATTTAGATCAGCTAGGTTGTTTTCAACCCTATTCAACATCTCTAAACCTTCTCTCCGATTCTCCTCCAGATCTGGGTACTCATTTTCGTTCATCTCGTCGATAGGACTTTTGTTCATCTAGGCGTCCGAGATATACTTTGTTGATAAATTTCCCATAATTCTTCGATAGATTTACCACCTTGTCCGTAGTAAGAAGATCCGTTGCCGAATCCGCGAGGACTTGGTTTTGAATATGGAAGTGATGCCCATTCAGGTGCTAGCTTATCCATTACTTGTCTAAACTCATCAATACTTTCAATCACTCTGTCAGGGTTAACACCTCTTATCTTTTGAGTTAGGTGACGTGCACCTGCCTCTTGACTTGTAGGACTAAAGTCTTGTAGACCTAATGAATTACGTGCACTATCCCAAGTTGTAGATAGGAATTGATAAGCTCCAGCAGCATCAGATGTTAAACTACCGCTACTTTGTAGTTGACGTGGATGATCACCAAAGCCATCGAATCTCTTATGGGTAAACATAGTGTTGTATCCAGCATTGCCAGATGTACCCTCTGCATATCTAATGACACGGCTCAATGCTCCCCAGCCTGCTCCATAGCTATCAGCTTCGCTAAAGTCACCTTGCATGGCTCCACGCATTGGCAAACTACTGTTGCTGATTACTCCTTCAGATGTAAGCGATCTCAGTGCTCTATTTCTACTTGTGTTGTTAAACAGAAGGTTTTTACTTTCTTGTGAAAACGTATCTTCTGCCACCTGAATAATTGGTGGTATATCCATTTCTGGTCCTTTGTATCCTCGTTTTGTATTGCTTGCAAAGTCTTGGTACATAAGCAGTGGATGCGAGTAACCCAACAGCTTTGCAACCATCACATCCCTATCGCTGAAATCAGTAATTCCTCTTTGCAGATCTAATGCTTTTAGTTCTAAATCTTTGTTTGATAAGTAAGCAGTTTCATCTTCAGCAAAGTTTTTGAACTGCATGTCTACTTGTATTTGCTTTAATTGTGCAAGCCTTTCTTTTTCATTAGCAAATACCTGTTTCGCCTTGGCTTCCATCGAAGGAAATCCATTTTGGTTTTTAAAGTCAGGATCTTTCAGCTGTTCATTAAACCAAGCGAGTGTTTGGACTTGTGCAGCCTCTGGCGTAGTGCCTGGAACCAGCATTTTCTCTTCAAACATTTGGTTCAAATGTTCTTGCATTCTCAATGCACTAGGTGATTGAGTACCGTCAGGTAAAGGTTTTACTGCAGTGTTTACAGCATTTTTCAGTATATTTTTTTGAGTTTTAACATCTGCTGCTAACGCTGCATTTACTGGTTGCTTCAGTGATGTACGTAATGTATCTGCAACTCTTGGCGGTAACCTATCCAGCATTCGCCGATCAAAAGTACCTCTACGGATCTCCTCTCTATGTTTTTCAATTAGATCATCTTCAAACGGTACTTCAGCAGCGTATTTCTCCTTATGCTCATCTAGATATGTACTTCTATATCCATATTCCTTTCTAAATTCTTCTTGAGCTGCTTCGTACCAGGATTCAGAAAATCTATTATCTTCACCTGCTTCGCCATTGGCCATAGCAGCTTCGAGCATCTTCTGTGCAGAGAAGTTTGCATTCCTGCGAATGGTTAGTTCGTTATCGGCATCTTGCTTTTCCTTGGCAAAGAATGCTTGTTTAATTTCCATCCACTTTGCTTCACCTATCTGAGCCATCAGTGTGCTTTCACCACCACCTTTAAGAGGGATTTTAATTTCTTCAATCTCTCTAATCATTGCTGTTGTCAATGCACCACTAGTAGCCATTGTTTTCAAATTTGCTGCAATTTCTTCTCTAGTTGATACCTTCGCTCTCAAAGCATTCATTGATGTCTCGACAACCTTTGCAGCTGAACCGTTAATGACAACCGATTCAAGTTCTAGCTGTGCTAGTTCCTTTCGTTCTGCTTTACGTGCTGCTGCATTAGATGTTGCCCATTGCACTGAATGTTGTTTCAATGCAGCAGCCATTGGTTCGTCAACTAATGATTGAAATGCTTCTCCTGTGATGTTTGCAAAGTTTTCTCTAATGAATTGGTACTTAAATTTTGCAATCCACTCGGCTTGATCTGCTGCTGTTGTAATCCTATCGTAGGTTAATTCCTCACCATCTTCACCAATAATTGTAAGCTCTTCCTTGGCTTGCTCTAATGCCATCCTGGTATTAGCAGCTTTATTCTGAATCTCAAGTCTCTGCATTGCAGCTACGTAGTATGGGTTTCTACTACGTACCTCTTCAGCAGCAACTGAGCCTACTCCGTCCTCTTTTTCAATATCATCAGCTACTTGATTTGCAAAGCGTGATGCATTAGTTAGTGATTCACTGACACCATCTAGTACTGTTGAATCCTTGACTTCTCGGTTGGCATAGTCCAGGTGAGCCTGAGCTGTCTGGTCTTCAATATGCTTTGTTAGTAGTGTTTCACCAGTTTCTGCTAGTGACTTGCTGAATTTACCAAGTTCTTCAAGAACGTTCTGATCAGTCTGTTCATTGGTTATCTGAGTTTTTATGTCAGCTAGAGCAAACGCTTGATTCCTTGACTGTAGATCTCTTTGACGTTGTGCCTCTTGTGACTCCAGCTCGGTTGTGTCTGGTTCTCTGTAGTAGCTAAATGTCATTTTTAATAATCATAAGAGAATTGACCGCTATTCATACCCAATTCAAAAGTTGACGGGTCAAATCCATTTCCTACACCACCAATCTTTAAACTTGAACCACCACCTGAATATGGCGACTTAGGTTTAAATTGATCAAAAGTATTAAAGCCACCTACTACACTGCTACCGATACCAGCAGCTAGATTTAAGTAATCCATAAAACCTTTCTGTGGCGCACGCTGAGGTGTATAGCTCTCGATAAATTTTGTTTGAATAGGAGCAGTAGCAACTGTTGAAAGCTCTTTTGCACGTGCTTCTTGCATCGTTCTATCAAGCAATCTGTCATCAGTCATCGATCTGTTTTGTGCTTTTCTGATAGCAGCCAGACCACCTGAAGTAGCTCTACCCATCATTGCTCGGTTTGCTCTGTCCCTATATTTATTACCACTCATATTTTGAGCCATCTTTGCATAGCTAGACTCTCGGTCTTTTACAAAATTATCTATTACGTCATCTACATTTCTCTGTGCTTTGGCACGAGCAGTCATGCCAGCAACTTCGATATTGTCTAGGTTTGCTTGGACTTTTGCTTTCCTATTCGCAAAACCTGCGTTTACCTGCAGTTGCTGAAATAGTCGTCTTTGATTTTCTGCATTGATTTGAGCAACCTTTTGCTGGTTTGCTGCATGTGCTTGATTAGCTGCGCTGTTATCGAAAAAGCCTCCAAGGGCTGAAGCAATACCAGATGCTCCAGATAAAACCCCTAATGCTGCGGCTGGGAATACCATTTTGTAAATAGGATAAAGGGTAAGTTGTTGGGACCAAATTCAACCTCTTCTATAAAGGTAAATCCCAAATATTTCAGCAACCGAAGATGTGCTGTATTGCGCTTATCTACATAGTTCCACAGAAGATTCTCGTTTCTGCTGTCTATAAAGCGTTTCGCCTGCCTAGCAAACAGAACAGGGAAGTCATGGATAGCTGGTGTACAGAGCATCCAAATAGCTCCGTTATCACCTATCCCAGCTAGTCCGGCAGTCCTGCCGTCAGGTACTGTGAAATATATGCAGAAGCCCTTCAGAGCTTCTTTAGGTATTGCGTCAATAGGATCTACCCCATACCCCTCTACTACTTCTCTACGGTCTTCTAGACGTAGATTAGAGGCCACCTCTAAGGCAGCCTCTTCAGTGATTGGATGTATGAATTTAGATCCGTCTATAAAATCTGTTGGTGTATTCTCCTTCCCAGGACATTGATTCAATGTTTGCTGGTGATGGATGAGTTGAAGAGATAGTAACACTTACGTTTGTATTCCTTTCGTATACTGGAATTGTTCTAAAACTCCCGTCTAAGTTGGGAGCACGGTTGGCATCGTATCCATCCAAAATGGCCGATTCATGTGTATCTTCAAAGTCAGGTTTACCTGTACGCTTCAGCTTTGTGATGAACTGTCCTACAGGACCAAAGTTCAACTTAAGTCGTTGAATGATTAGTGAAGAGGAAGTATCAGCTACAACCTGACTACCTTTAGTAGAAGTAGGATAAATGGTAGGCAGTTCAACCTTCATCTCATATTCAAGACCAACCTTCACAGGATCAGCAGACCAGTCACCAGTCAGTTCAATTGTGCCACTACTGACAGTACCTGTTGCATACCTACCTCTGTTGTCATTTGTCTCTGTGACAATGACAGCGACGGTCTCATCGTTATTTAAAGGAGTGTCAGTTGGTAGGGTCAACGTAGTCTTATCAGTACTAGAGCTATAACTCAGTTCGCTAGCAGCTACGGATTGGAAATAATCAAGATGAATATCAAACTCAGAATTATCTTGTGAAATAAACGGTCGTGATGCAGTATCCATAAGATGGATCTTACACAACTCATCATCAGAACTTACAATATAATATTCGTCATTAATAATAAATTGATGAGTAATATTCTTTGCGAAGTTCCAGACAAACCAAGCACCTTGCAAACGCTTCTCCGATCCGCCAAAATACTTAAAACCTGAAACAGAATCTGTGCCACGTTTACAAGCAATAATAAAAGAGTTTTCTCTTGAGTTGGCTAAGGAATCGATATCTTTTGGAAGTAGCCTTTGAACAGACTTACTGTTCTCTAGGATCTGTGGCTGTGTCTCTCTGGTGATGTTAAACATCTCAAAGAACCTGCTGTACTTACCAGCGTTGTCAATGAATGCCAAGCTTGTACCGAGAGAAATTGGCGATACATTAATATTGTAATTATAGGTTGATAGTGTATAGATCTTTGCTGTCTCTGGATTCAAGATATCACTATCAGTAGTAAACAGGTACTGTGCCGTAGCACTGAACAAGATCAGACCTGTATTCATCTCAATCCCATCTACTAAAGCATTAGGGCTAGCTGAACTACATGACAGGTCAATCCTATCTACACCAGAAAACGTCAATGCTGTCTTATTCCAGAAGTTACCTAGGTTGCTAGGTTGAGACAGAATCAAATTACTGCCACTCAGAACTGCAAGTCGGTCTCTATGGAAGAGAAGCTTGCTGATTTTATTATCAATAAATGAAGGTGTTTTGTTTGTGTTGTTGTCACCTACTTCACGGTTACCCCAGCTGTACTGCTTAAGAGTCATCGTTGTAGCACCAGTCCTTTCAAGTACATAGGGCATGGTTGCTGCGTCAAATGAAGTAGTGATGCCAGGCTCTGCACATTCCTCCCAGTGACCAGGGCCATCTCTATCGTTATCACCTACAAATTTGAGGTAGTAATCATCTTCGGTAAGTTCGGAACTGTTAGTGATTTTGACGATAAAGCCATGCTTACAAGTGGTAGGTAAATCACTTACATCATTAACAGTATCTGTGACGATGTTGAAAAGATCACCATCCAGTGCCTCTACATTAAAAGCACTATCGTGTGTCAGATAAATACCATTACCAATAATACTACTAGTAACAGTAGAAATTTCTGAGTTGATTCCCGATAAAACACCAGAGGCATCCAGCGAGTTTGCTGTGTCTACATCAATTGGAGTAGGTCTAATACGTTCTAGATTTCTTCGATAAGAAGAAGTATTGATTTCGTCGATATTAACTGTATGATCTCGCCCCTCTATGGTTACAGTAAAACTTGTATGATTACCAGTCCAGCTTCCACCATACAGAAGATCTACGGTAACAGTATAAGCTACATAATACCTAGTATGTGTATGACTGTCGTGTCCATTTATGTGACCAACATAGGATTGCCCGACACAAGTCACCCTAACAACAATACCTGTATTGCTATCAGTATGGATTTTACTTCCAGCTTTGGTGATTTGAACTGCGCAATCTTCACTGCTACAAGTATCATTGAATCCAGGATCAGCAATAGAAACAACTCTTGCTGAGTTTTCAGATGCGTATGTATCATTGTTATACACATTCAATGCATAAGAACGACGTGGCAACACTTGCCTTAGTTCAACAAATGCTGAATGGGTATCAGGTCGACCCGTGGCTGTAGCCGTACCCATACTTACGGTCTTAGTTCTGTTGGTTAAGAACGTCGTATCGTTGATAGTTAAAGCTTGGATGTCACCATCAGTTGTATGAGTTAGGTATGTGTCAGGTGAGTTTGTCTCAGTAATGGTCATCTCTACACCATCACTACATCGCCATACGCGCACGTTTCCATCACGTGCTACTTGACCTACGTAGGAGCCTTCATCTTCATCACGATAATATTGAAACCAGTTACCTGCTGACTGGACATTAGTCAGAGTCTTTACGAACTCCAATCCAGGCCGCTTTGTCAATCCATCAATGATGTCAGGTACAACGTTCTCAGCATTCCTAACCTGGCCAGGGACCTTTTGTTCATCTGGATATTGAGAGATACCTTGAAATAGATTAGGTATTGTTTGAGTAATCGTTGCCATTAGCGCCTCAGTGCTTGATATGGTTGATAGGTGACGTAGTTAGTATTATCAGGGAATCCCATAAAGTTGTTATCACCCTGGTTGCATTCGTATTCCATACATGCTGCACGAGCCAGAGATTCTTGTTGTGCTAGTAGCTGAACAAGCTGTGGATTAGATACAAGCTGTGTAGCTGCACGTGTTGACGAACGGTATGTGATGTAACGCTGGAATACTGAAGGTATATCTTCAAAGTCATAGACACGAACAATGTCTACATAGATTGTTTTATCAAATTCAAACTTCTTAGATACTTTGTCGTAAAGCTTGCCAGCCCTTTTGACAATGTTTCTTCCTCTGTCAAATTGGTTTCCACTGATGTCAATACGTAATGCATCAGCAGGCCATGCAATATATTTTGTCGTTGCGTCTGGAGACAGAGGTACTTCTTCTTCTCTGTTAAATACCCACCCTTCATTCTGAACATCAATCACTGATTCTTTGAAGATGTTCTGGATATAACTTACTTCAGGGTTTGTTGCGTCAAGCTCAGTAAGAGGTGCTTGTCCGATGCTCCCCAAGATTGAGTTCACAGCGGATAGTTCGGTATCGGTGCCAATAGTTGAGGACATAAGATTAAAAAAAAGGGCCTCCGAAGAGACCCTAGTAAAGAATAAATATCAGAATGCAGCGGGCTTGGTGGCAGTGCCAGCAAACAGTTCAACTGCAGCAGCAGGATTCAGATAATCTGCGCCCATTGCGAGGCGTCCGAGGATTACATCACCCTGGTAGATGACAGAAACGTCACCTGAAGTTACTTGTACTTGAGGACCAATAGCCTCAACACAACCAGCGGCTTCCCTTTGGAAGATCAAGCCACAGCTGTTGGCAAATTCAGTCTCTTCGCCGTACTCGTTGTTGATGCCAGTGACATCAGCAGCAGCATCTTCAAGTGCTTCAGATACGAAAGTACCAGTGTTACCAGGATCGGTCACACCAGGATTCGTAGCAGAGCCAGTTCCATACTTAGTTCCGTACTGTGAGAAGAACGGAATGTTCATGGACTTGTAGATGTGAATACCAGCAATCTCGATGACGCCGTTTCCGCCTTGCAGTGCAGAACCTTGAGCATCACGGTTCACCAGTCCGTTAGAACCAACGGCTTGGATCAATTCATAATATTGTCTGGGGTTCAAAACGCCGCATCTGCCGTCGCTACTGATACCCTTCTCGTCCATTGCAGCAGCAGCGTCATAGAACGCTGATACTAGAGCGGTAGAAGAGTAAGCATCAGAAGCATTGGTAGTAGAACCAACACGGATCTGAGTACCACCGGGCTCCACGAAGTTAGTTGCACTAACAGGAGAGGCAGCACGTGCACCACGAGTGATTGCACGGAAAATCAGACGGTCGTATTTTTGGGCGAGAGCGTAGCCGATTTTACGTGAGATCTCCGACCTCAGATCGTAATGAGAAAGAGTCTCATCAAGATCATATACGAAAGCTGAGCTGATCAGCAGGTCGTCAACCGTGATGGTCTTCTCGGCCACGGGAGGCGCACCGTCGGAGTTACCGAGGATTGCGTTGCCAGGAGTATGGTACTCAGCCTTTGTACGACCCGTGTAGATGAACTGCAATGACTTGCCGTTCTTAAGTGTACGCTTCATCACAAGATCGCGAGCGATAGCATTGTGCTGGAAGCCTTTGAACATCTCGCCAGAGAAGAGCTTCAAATAAAGAGCTCGCTTATCGCCGGAGAGATTAGACTGACCAATCTGTGTAAGATCAGTGGTCAGATCAGATGATTGTTGTGCCATTTTTAAAGAGAGTGTTTATCATTAACTCTCTGAACGTTCAGAGTTATTCAGTTGTAAATTGTGGTCTATCCCACCGTCTAGACGGCTAAGGGTGTCCGGCTTACCGGGCCAAAGCCAATAAGTGAGGGAGGAACTTGAACCTCCCTGTTAGCCTTTAACTAATCACTTGGTGTATGCGACACCTCGATACACATACTTGCGAGGAATGCGTGTCATGATGTTTACCTCCGAAGAGATCTAACAGTCCCGTTCCATACTGTTAGTAGCATGCGTCTTCTACATTGTGTCAAACAAGACTTCAAGTTTTAATTTGTCCAATTGACTTTTTAGTACCAGCATTGCTTGTTGCTCAGCTGGATCACCACCAGGCCATTGATCTAAATAAAATTCAACAGCCCTATGCATTAAGTCAACATAGGCATCATTGACTCTGATCTCGTATTCCATAATTAAGAAGATGAACGGACTCTTTTATGCCTAGGTGAACTAGGTCTATGGTCCCAAAAGATATAAGAGGCGACAGTAATTGTCGCCAATAATCCTGCTGCAATTATCATCCAACCGATGGTGCTACCAGTGCAACACTTGTTGTTTCTGCAGTAGCAAGATCAAGTGGGAAGTTATGTGCATTTCGTTCGTGCATAACTTCAAAGCCAAGGTTTGCACGGTTCAATACATCAGCCCAGGTGTTAACCACTTGTCCCTGATTGCTCAGGATTGATTGGTTAAAGTTAAGACCATTAAGATTGAAAGCCATAGTGCTGACACCCAGAGCTGTAAACCAAATGCCGACGACAGGCCAAGCTGCAAGGAAGAAGTGGAGTGAACGGCTATTGTTAAAAGAAGCATATTGGAAAATCAATCGTCCAAAATAACCATGCGCAGCAACGATGTTATACGTCTCCTCTTCCTGACCAAACTTATAGCCATAGTTCTGACTAATCTCTTCAGTGGTTTCACGAACCAAAGAAGAGGTGACAAGACTGCCATGCATAGCTGAGAAAAGACTCCCACCAAATACGCCGGCAACACCAAGCATATGAAAAGGATGCATAAGAATATTGTGTTCAGCCTGGAATACCAACATGAAGTTGAAGGTGCCGGAAATGCCAAGAGGCATACCGTCAGAGAAGCTACCTTGTCCAAGGGGATAAACAAGAAAGACAGCAGTCGCCGCAGCGACCGGAGCAGAGTATGCAACAAAGATCCAGGGCCTCATTCCCAGTCGGTAACTAAGTTCCCATTCTCGTCCCATGTAAGAGAAGATACCGAGCAGAAAGTGGAAGACCACGAGCTGGTACGGTCCGCCGTTATAAAGCCATTC